GAGTACATACAACGCATCATTAACCGTTATACCCAGTGACGATTATAATTTACCTCAACCTGGGTTATTAAAAACTGGATCAGCGGCAGCGGGTTCTAATACTACAACTTTAGTTGATTCGTCTGCTGAGTTCACAAATGCTAAAACAAATGCTTTAGGGTATAACATAAGTAGTGGTGATATCATATATAACAAAACGCAGAGCAAGTGTTATCAAGTTAAAAATGTGGTAAGCGATACAACTATAACCATAGCTACAGCGGGCGCTGCAATAGCAACTAATGATGTGTATGAAATATACAAAGGCAACGTAGCTGGTAGCGAGGGTTACTCTTTATACTTTGGAACTACAGGTGATGTTAAGATTACAGACGTTTCAGGAAATACAACAACTATAAATAATATTCCAGCTGGTAAAATACTTGATTTACAAGTGGTGAAAGTTTTTGCTTCTTCACCAACACCTCCTATTGACATAGTATTATTAGATAAATTAGATTAAAAAAAAATTATGGCATATAAACAAAACTTTGGACCTTCAAGAAAATCTGGTAGAGCAAAATCCATGTGTGGTATTTCAAGAATAACTAACGACGCTTATGATGCTGAAATTGGTGGGGCTGCTGATAACGCATATTCAAATTACCAAGGAAAAGCGACAGATGCTAGTGCTTATGTCCAAGAATCTAATATACCTACCGGTGGTATGACTATTGATGGTGCTACTGGAAAATCAAGTGGTGGTAAAGAGACTAGTATAAAAAAAGATAGTGAAGGCGGTGTTACTAAGTTAGGTAGATTAAATAATAAAGTACAAAAAGTAAAAGATGGTGGAGGTAATAAAGCTAAAGAAGCTAGATTAAAAGGTAGAATAAATAGAACTGAAAAAAGACAGTCTGAAAGAGCCGTGCGAGTAGAGAAAAGAAACGAAAGAAAAATGGATCGTACTGTAAAAAGACAACAAAAAAAAATTAAAAAAAAAATAAATAAAGGAGATATTCCTAAAGGTGGAATTTATTATAATCCAATTACTGATATTTTTAGATTCGGTAGATAAACACAAAGTCATGGCATATAAACAAAAAGGACATTACGGTAAATATAGCGGAAACGCTAAACACTCTAAACATCACATGGTTAATTCATGGGAAGAACAAGATGTAAAAAGAGGTAAGCGACAAATGAAAGAAGGTCACAAAGGACACGCTGAAGCATTGTTTGATGATGCTCATGGTAGCTATAATTACAATGGTCATAACTCAACAGGTAGCGAATCACCTGCAAATTTTCTTGGTGGAGTTTTTGGAGCTGCCGGAAAACTAGTTGGAAGAAAAGGTAGTAGAAGTAGACTAAGACAACACAGTGAAGTAATGGATGCTTTAGGTAGAATAGAAGGTGAACTTGGTGGTGGTGAAAGCCAATCTCTTGATCCACAACAACCGGTTCAAAATGAATTACCAACCCCACCGTCTCAAACAATAGCAGAGGGTGTTGCTTCTTTAGGTACAGCATTTTCAGATAATCCATCTATTGATCAAGACAAAATTGACGTAGATTTATAATAAACAGAGTAAACTGACAAATCAAAACAAACATTTAACATTTAACATTTAACATTTAACAAAAAAGATTATGGCAAATTACATTAAAATTAAAGCTGCAGACGTAAATGTAGCTAACGTAACTTCTGATTTATTATTAGGAGAGATTGTATCAGTAGCGCAAGGTTTAGCTAATGGTACTGGAGACGCAAACAAATTCACAGTTTACAACAGTATCGGAAAAAGCTTTCTATTTACTACAACTGGAAAAGCTAAACAATGGGCTGAAGCTGTTCAAAAAGCAATTACAGCTAACCCAGGTGGTATCATGTCAATTGTACAAAACAGTACAGGCGTTAAGATAACTGCATTAGTTATAGCATAACTATGAAATCTAAGGGATTAGGCGACGATGTTGCTAAGTTTACAGAAAAAACAGGTATTAAGTCCGTTGTAGATAGAGTATCTAGCGGGCTTAACCTTCCCTGTGGTTGTAAACAAAGGCAAACAACGTTAAACAAAATGTTCCCTTACAAAGATTAATATGGCTTTTAAAATGAAATCACCGTTTGCTTTATCTACTACTCCAGTATATGAAAGAGAATTACCAGAGGGTATATTAGGTAAGGGTAATAAAAATGGAACTATATTAATTTCAGAAGACATTACTAAAGATCCTGAACAAACTAAAAGTATAATTGATCATGAAGAAGTTCATATAGATCAAATAAAAAGAGGTGATTTAGATTACGATAGTAAAAATGTCTATTGGAAAGGAAAAAAATACTCTCGATCTAAAATGAAAGAGGGCAATCCTAATTTACCTTGGGAAAAAGAAGCTTACAGTAAAACTGATAATTATAACAAATATTAAAAAATACAATGGGATATAAACAAAATTTTGGTCCAAGTAGAAAAGGGGCTAAGCACGGAAAAGACATGATTTCAAGAATCATGAGTAACACAGATACAGTGAGTCCATTAGATAACTCTGTTCAACATTTAAAAGGAATGAAAGGAGCTAAAGATGGTACTAAAGATTCAGGTATGTATAGAAAATCTTACATGAAAGGAGACTCTTACGCTGTACCAGCTGATAAATTAAAAGGTATACAAAAATCAGAAGGATTATCAAGAGAGGAATCAGATCCAAAACCAAAAAAATCAGAAGTTAAAAAAGAAAAGTTTGATAAGGATCCTGTGAAGCATTTTAAATCTTTTGGAAGTAAAGTAAAACAGATGACCGCTAAAAACCCTTATGCACCTAAAAGTGTAAGAAACAGAAAATTTGCACAACTTCAAAAGAACTTGAGAAACTCAAGTATGTAGTAATTTTATGAAAAAAAAGAAGTTTTCCGAAACAAAAGTAGGTAAGTTTTTAGGTAGTGTTGCGCCTGGAATACTAGGTGTAGCGAGTGACTTATTACCAGACGCTGGTTTATTAAACGTTGTTAAAGGTTTAATAATAAAAGATGAAGGTATTAAACCTGAAGACAAGGAAACTGCTTTAAAACTACTAGAGCAAGATCAAATAGAGATGCAAGAAGTGTCCAAGCGTTGGGCAAGTGACATGAAATCTGATTCATGGCTTTCTAAGAACACACGCCCAATGTCTTTGATATTTTTAACAGTATCTATGGTAATACTTATATTGCTAGATAGTTTTAAAATAGAGTTTCAAGTAGCTGAAGGGTGGGTTTCATTATTGCAAACTCTTTTAGTTACAGTGTACGTTGCATACTTTGGTTCACGAGGAGCGGAAAAATTCAAAAGTATAGGTAATAATAATAATAAGTAAAATTAATAACAGTTAAATTTAATCAAATGAGTAAAGAAGTAAAAAAGATTACAGAAGAAGAATTAAAGAACATAAAAGAAGTTAGTTCTAAGTACAATGGGATTCTAACAGAGATGGGTTTTCACCAACTAAGACAGTGCAGTTTATCTAAATTGGCTGAGGAAGAAATTGAAAAGCTAGATAAAGTTAAGAAAGATTTAGAAGAGAAATACGGTCCAGTTAATATTAACTTAGAAGACGGTACTTATTCTGAAATAGAATCACAGGAAGATAAAGGTGAGTAATATTATTAGAAAAATCAGTATTGGCTCTGACTATAAGAACGATGCAATGCATTATTCTTTAGGTCAGCAAGTATATGGTGGTCACGTTATATCACATATATTAGAAGATACTGAAGATAATTCTTATAATATTCATATAAAGAAAGATGATGAAATATTGCCGTGGAAGAAGTTTAATTCTAACATGGCAATATCCATCGAGTACGACTTACAGTATTAATGAACTCATTATACGACTTTGTAGTTAGACCTCTTGGAAAAGAATATTCTAACGATATAAATATAGGTGGCATAAAGTTAATTTTAAACACCAAGATAGAAAGTTTTAAGTTTGTAAATAACTTAGCTGTGGTTGTTTCAATTCCTCTAGCTTATAAAACATATATTAATGTTGGCGATATAATAGTTATACATCATAATGTGTTTAGAACTTTTTACGATATAAAAGGTAAAAAGAAAAAAAGCAGGTCTTGGTTCAAGGAGGATTTGTATTTCTGTTCTTTAGATCAAGTTTATTTATATAAGAATAAAAAAGACGATGATTTTAAATCTATAAACAATAGATGCTTTATAAAACCATTAAAATCAAAACGCAAGTTTAGCGTAGATAAAGAGCAAAAGCTTATTGGTATATTAAAAATAGGTAATAGTTCGTTAGAAGCCGCCGGTGTGCGCGAGGGAGACCTTGTTGGTTATACCCCGTATGGAGAGTATGATTTCATTATCAATGATGAAAGATTGTACTGCATGAAATCAAATGATATTGTAATTAAATATGGAGATAAAGAAAACCAAACTGAATATAATCCAAGCTGGGCAAATAGCGGTTAATGAATTAATAAAGGTAGCTAAAGAACCTATTGTAGACTCTGGTGATGACATATCAGCAGATCGTTTAAAAAACGCAGCAGCAACAAAAAAACTAGCTATATTTGATGCTTTTGAAATACTAACAAGAATTCAAGAAGAGAAAGATATATTAAATGAAAAACCTAAAGAAGTGAAAGAAGAAAAAGCTTTTAAAGGTTTTGCTGAAGGAAGGTCTAAGAATGTATAAGCAAAGTTTATATAAAATATTAGATAATTACATTAACGCTAAAATTCTTAAAAGAAATAATAAGTATAAGAAGTGGGAGTATGGTTATAATGAAAAGCATGATATTGTTATAATATCTAAAGATGGTACTATAGGTGATGTATATGAAATAGATAACTTAAAAATAGCATTACCATCTACTCCAGAAAAGGTTGTTAATTTAGGTAATAAAAAATGGAGCAAGGTCGATCTACCTATAGAATTTAAAAATATAAAAACAATATTCGATTGGGAGGAATATCCTATAGAATTTAAAGAAAAATGGTATGATTACATCAATGATGAGTTTAATAAAAGAGAAAAAGGTTTTTGGTTTCTTAATCAGAACAATTCTACTTATATTACTGGTACTCACTACATGTACTTGCAGTGGTCCAAGATTGATGTTGGGAAACCAGACTTTAGGGAATCAAACAGATTATTCTTTATATTCTGGGAAGCTTGCAAGGCCGATATTAGATCCTATGGGATGTGCTACCTTAAAAACCGTCGATCTGGATTTTCTTTCATGTCATCAGCTGAAATTGTTAATCTTGCAACAATATCCTCTGATTCACGGTTCGGTGTATTGTCCAAATCTGGACAAGATGCTAAGAAGATGTTCACTGACAAGGTGGTACCAATCTCTGTTAATTATCCGTTCTTCTTCAAACCCATACAGGACGGAATGGACCGTCCAAAGACCGAGCTTGCCTACAGGGTACCGGCCTCGAAA